AATGATTTTATTCATTGCTAAAGCCATGTCTTTTTCTCCTTACAGTGAGAGGTAGTTGTAACCCGTCACCTTGGTCATTGACTTAGGCTTGACGTTCACCAATTCGGCAATCATCAAAACTGCGCCAACATAACCAATTTGCCAGTTAGGAAGTGTGGACTCAAAGCCTGTAAACACAAACGAACCTTGCTCATGGATGTACAGAGACAAGTAGTTAGTGTTCAGGAAGTACACAGTACCTTCTGGGCAATACGGGTCGGGATAAATTGGCACACCAGCAACCATCAATGCACGAAATGCAGCTTGAGGGCCATTAGGGTCAGAATCAAAACCAGAACCGGGTGTGATGACATATTGCTCTTGACCTACGAAGTCTTGAGCCAACAATGTCCATGTACCAAATCCGCAAACACCAAATGAAGGCATCTCAGCACCGTTTTTAACAGTACCAGAAATGTATTGCAGGATGTTTTGACGAGTTGGGTTCACAGAGCCAGCGGCATACTGTGTGGACTTCCACCAAGTGTAAGTACCACGGTCAATGTTGCCGTATGTGCCTGAGTTGGCGACAGCGGCAGGAAGACCGATAAACTGCTGTGTGTTGGTAGTGTTGGTGTACAAAGCGGTAGCCATTGCATCCATCATGACGTTAGTCGCATCGTTCATGCGAGCTTCAATCAAAGGGATGATGGCAGCGTCTTGCTGAACTGCGCCTTCCATACCGAGGAACGGCACGGGAGAAATCATCAGTTTCAGGTCAAACTCAGCGTTGTAAGCACCTTGCTGGACTGACGGTTGGGCAAAAGAGCCACTGTAGTCAGACCATTGAGCGTTCACAAACTGTGCGCCTTGGACAGGAACGGTTACGGAAGACACACCGCCAGAGGCTTGCTGACTGTTGGCAATCAGAGCCGCCATGAGGGGTGTCGAGTTATAAAGCTGGACAACCAGCTTGGGGATGAAGGCTCTACGAGTAACGTAGGTCAGTTCGTTAAACTGTGCTGACCCTGTTGCTGGTAGGATGCCGCCGCCAATAGCCATAAGGCCTCCTTGAAAAAAACAATACCCTCTTACAACCCAATAGGACGTTGCGGTTTCCGCAGGTCATTGAGCGCATTCATTGCCTCGTTACGAGCAGCGGCGGCTGGATTCTTCCAGTACTTGTTTAAGTCAAATTGCTTGACAGCACTTGGGTTGTATCCAGTTGAAGTAGGCACTGCTGCTTGCTTCATCCACTGATGGTACTCAGCGGCTGTCTCATGGTTTGTGATACCACGTTCCAGCATAATTTTTTCTACGTCATTAACTTCTGACTCGTTGGCAATCAAACCTTTACGCATCAAAGACTGACGGCGTTTTTGCAATTCTTCAACTGCATCACGCTCACGCAACTTGGCTTCCAAGGCTTGTACACGGTCTTCAGAACGGTTGACCGCCCGATTGGTGTAGTCCTCAATATCCAACTCAGGGATTGGCAAGTCAGGTTTAACCCGCTTGGTCATCCGCAAGAAGTCTTTGCGAGTATCAGGATTTTCCGCAAGAGTTTGAGCAAGCTGCGCCAACTCATCACGGGCTTCTAAGGACAGATTTTCTAATGACATACTTTTACCCTCTTTATACGATTAGATTACTTTTTTGCCATCACCAGGCTTTTGAACAGCCATTCCCATTTTGCCAATCTTGCCAGGGGCACTGAGGCCACCAAACTGAGAAAAGCGGGGAGTGTTGGTGATAACGCCGTTTTGCTGATTGTTGTCAGTAGGGCGGCGGGGTGCGGCTGCGCCACGGGGCTTGAATAATTCCATGATGTTTCCTTACATTGGGGGAGGAGGAGGCATACCGCCAGGTGGGGGAGGCATACCTCCACCAGCGGGAGGCATACCAGGGATAGGTGCTTGAGCCATTGCTTTACCTTCAGGGGTAGCACCACCCGCCTGTGGCAAGGTTTGGAGCATCTGAAGAATTTCAGACTGCTGGAGTTCGTTGGTCTTGCCTTTACGTGGGCCAATCAAGCCAGACAGTTGGCGAATGGCGTTCAAGGCTTTTTGTCCTTCGGCAGATTCAGAGCCAAGGGCGGGAAGAGATTGCTCCAGCAAGTCCATTGCCATACTGATGTTAATGAGAGCAGCTTCTTTGCTTCCCATCTTTGGTTCAGGCGTAGACATGGGGGATGCCATTGGAGGCGTTTCAGCATCAGACATTGCGCCAGTTGGCAATTCTTCTGGCATAGGAGCAGCAGCACCCGCTGAACGGTTGCCTTTCATTAACTCCATCAACTTATCTGTTGGAACACTCATAATCACTCCTTGCCGTGTTTGTAACCACTTACTTACACTTTGTCAATAGGTGGGGGGCTTTTATGTCTGCCCCCCAAGACAAATCCTTACGGATTACTTGCGGCTTTTACGGCCTTTGCGAGCTTTGCGTGCCATGGTGTTTCTCCTTTAGCAGCGGTCACCTACTTCACAGGGGAGGCAGCCACACCCTTTTTTCCTTTTCAGGAAACCGAATTAACGGCGGTGTTTACGACCACGTTTTGCCATTTTGTACATGTTCAACTCCTAGTTGGTGAGCGGTTGGAATCCCTTTGACTCCTCCCATACGATGTTTTATACCCAGTTTGACGCATTGTCAAGTTAGGACTTGCTTCGCTTCTTTTCAGCGAATCTGTTGACGCTCTGGGTTGGTCAGCTTTGGGGGCTGTCATTGCTTGTTTTGCCATCATCCCACCTTTTTCAAATCAGGTTTACCCTCTGATTTAGGAGGCTGCTGTTGCTGTTGCTGTTGAGCTTGAGCCTGTTTCTCTTCCATCTTCTTCAGCCGCTCTTTGAGCAATTGTTTCATTGGTGGCTCAATCAAGTCAAGCAAGGATTCTTTGTCAATGACTCCCGCTTGGAAAAGCTCAAATGCCAACTTGCGGCTGTCTTCCATAAAAATCGGGCTGTTAGAGTGGGCATCCACCTTGACCACATAATCTTTGGTGAACTGTTCAGGGATAAATTTCCTGCCTTCAGTGTCTGTCAAGTGTGTCTTGTCGTAGGCTTGCATACACTTGAGGTACAGGGTAGCCAGCTTCTCTAGACTGTCCTCAATGACGAGGGCACGTTTCTTTGCACGGCTTGAGCCTAAACGGGCAAGCTGTGAAGCGTGACCTGACGAGCGCACACCTGCTTCGCCACGGCCTTGCAATACGCTGACAATACCAGATGCTTCTTCAAACATCAGGTCAATCTCGCCAATTTCTTTGAACAAGTCTGGCGGCATAGTAGGTGCTAACTTCTCTACTTTGGCATTGGGCATGTCGGTTGCCAGCAAGCCACCTGCACGGTTGAGAGCAAAGTTCTTCTCGTCCAGAATGCCAGTAAAGCCAATCAGGGCGGTAGGTGGGCTGACTTGTTTGGCAAGCATGTCCAGAATTTCAGACATCCGCTTATTGCGGAGTTGCTGAAGGTAGACCAGCCGCTGTACCTCTGACGAACCCCAGTAGTAGTCGTACAAGGGGTTGGGGCAAATCTGGACAAAAGGCAACTCGCCTTTCAGGAACATGGACTCGCCTGGTCGGTCATAGATGATGACATCAGGGTCAGCCTTGGTGACACACTGGTAGTCTTTGGTTTCATCGTTCCACACCCAGAGTTCAATCATCTCTATGGTGTCTTCAGCAACGGTGGCCTTGTACTTGGGGTTGCCATTCAGGTCAAGGTTGACGTTGCCGTACATAGTTGGGTTGGACTGCGACATGATAATGCGCTGAACACCGTTGGCAACTTCTGTTCTTTCGTGTTGGGTAGAGGTGACACGCTTGACAATTTGTTCACGCTGCGGGTGGCTGTACAGGCGGTCAAAGAGTTCAGACTTGGTGATGTAGTAAGTCTGGACGATGGCCTCTTGTCTGTCAGAGTACGGGATGTCTTCACGCAACACGCCCATGCTTGCTGGCTCAACCATGTACGGGTGGATGCCGTTGTTGATAACCAGTTTTACAAAGGTGGTGTTGTAGTCCAGTGCCCACGTGACGGCGGTGGAGAACACTTGGTCAGCGTTGGAGTTGAGCCACTCGTCATGCAGAGCTTTTGTAAGGGCGGGAATCTTGATGTGTTCTTGGTCAGGGACGGCAGCACCTGTGTTGATGCTGAACCTGGTTGTCTCTGCTGAATAGAGGAACGAGGTCAGTTGGTCAATGTGCGGATAGATTTTGTTGTACAGAGCGGGAACATCATCAGGGCCGTTGCCGAACAAATAAAAAGAACGCAGGGATGCGTAATCTACTTTTCTTTCTTCACGGCTGACCAAACATTTCTGAATCAGGTCAAGGTAGAAAAGTTCACGGTCAACTGGGTTCTTGGGGATTCTCATCGTTTCACCTGTAAGTTTTCATGGTCATGCGTAACCACGCTTGCCCTCGGCCCTTGCAGGTCACCCGCTGCCTTGGGGTTAATTCCCACGGATTCTCCATTAACAGACTTGAATTGTCCACCCATGACGGACTTCATGCTGATGTTGCCCCCGCCTCCCCAGATAACGGAACTGCCAGGGCGGGTCTGTGGTGCATTATTTGAGTTCTGGGCTTGCATAGCGTCTGTAGCTTCTGCAAATTGCTTGTCAGTGAGCTTGTTCTTGCGTTTCATGTAGCCAGATTGGTGTTCACCCTCTTTGGTGGACTTGATGTCGGTCATATCGTAGTCAATAGCCAGTTGCTTCAAGTTTTTATCGGTTGAAGAGGTCTTTGCTGACCTTGTACCTACTGGTTTGAGGTGTACAACGGATAACTCCCCTTTGCAGTTCTTCATAGGGCATGTTGGCTCCCATGCTTCAAAGATTCCGTGGTTTGTGCAGTAATAGTCTCTCAGTATTCCCATTTTTACCCCCTTAGTGCTTCGTCAAGTGAAATTTCGCTGTAATCGTGCCTGTTTGTCATCCCAACCTTGATTTTTATGCCTTCTGACGTTACTTGTAGCCCCATTTTGGGCATAAACACGGGCTGAGATTCTTTCCTGTAGTCCACATAGCGGGTGTTGTCACGGCGTTTCATGACCTTCACGTTCCCTGCTTTCCACTGTTGATAAGCTTTACTGACCCTGCGCTGGACGTTTTCGGTCAGTGGTTCATGGTTGTAGATGAATACATCATGGAAATGCCCGTGACTTATGCCAGCAAGTTCGGCAAAAAGGGCAATAGAGATGCCTCTTTCCTTGTCAGCGTAGAACCGCTGCATGTGTTTTGTCAGTTCACGCTTGGATAACGGTGTCATATTGGTACTCCACGGTGTAACCTATGCTCTGCAACCACAACATAAACCCTACTTCCCCATGTGATTTCTTTGGGTCAACGGGTACAACAATGTGGTTAGTGCTTACTAACTTCCTTGATTGGGCGTGATGACCAAGCAACCCGCCAAAGTTAAAGCCCTCTTCGTGAAAGCCATGCCCTACATACTCAATGCTGAAGTTTTTGGCAATGTCATCAGGACAATACTTATAACCATAAGATTGAAGAGTTGGTTTCAATATAGCTGAAAGTTGGGCATCTTCGTTCCAGCCGTGTATCTCATTGCTGTTCAGGTGCACGATGCCATGTTTGTTACAGGCTTCCAAGAATCTGCGGCTACGCAAGGAGAAGCCGCCATTCTGGACAACCTTGACAGGCTCTGTTGCCTGTGTCCAAGCAAACTGGAGGTACAGGTTGCCTTCACCAAACGCACAGTGGGATGGTGCACCTATGTAATCGTAGTCATAGTATTCAGGCTTGAAGTTTTTTCCGTTCAATACCCACCCGTCATCTTGGACAACAAGGCAGTAGTCTGTCTCTATAAAGGCGTACAGGCAGTGCATCATGAACAGGGAATACCCAAGGTAGTCTATAGGGTTGCACCGCTTCCAGACTACATTGCTTGGCAGGTTGGGTGGTTCTTCTATAGAGATAAGTAAGCCCTTACTACCAGGCAACTCCTTCATGCTCTTGACAATGGAGGGTATGGCAGATGCGCCGTTGTTGTGTCCGTAGACGGAAACAATGGTGAGTTGGTCATGAACCATACATGCCTATCCTTTTCAAATAATCAGAAACATTTCTACCGACAGCAATCTGCTCAGGGGTGTAGGACTCTTGTGAGGCACTGACGGCACGGGTAATCTTTTGGGCAATGAGGCGAGGCTGAATCTGTTCGGCATAGGCTACGGCAGCCAACGCAGAAGCGATGACCCTGTCATCCTTGCCACGACCAGGTGCACCTATAAAGCCGTTCTCCCGCACGATGCCTTTCATTTCCTCTAAGGTATCCATGCTGAGAATGCCCATCATGCCCCGCTCAAAATAATCTTTCATGTACTGCAACATGCGTTCTTTGCTGTTGCTGGTAGTCAGGTATCCAATACTGTTGGAGAGGCCACCAAGGGTGTCATTCCTGCGCCAGATGTAGTTTTGCATACTGCCAAGCACATCCATCAAATCCCGCCCTGTAGCCCCGCCCATACTGCTTGCCAAGCGTTTGAGGTTACGTAACTCGTTGATGACGGCTTGCCCTGGGCCATTTACTTCTAAGTTCAGGGTTGAGTTCTTGTATGCGCCAGCAAGGTGGGCTATGACCCACGCAAACTGGTAGGTGTTGAGTTCAGAGGTTGCAAACTCAGCTACTTGGTCAAGACCATCCGCATAGCAGCGGAAGACTTGAATACAGAACCTGTCTGCCCAATCACTACTGCCGTAGGCAGGGTCAGCACCAATAACGTAGTAGGCAGTGTCTACAGGCTCTTCCCATACCTTAAGAGTCCCCAGACGCTCTGTAGACTTGAGTACATCTGTGTCTTGGAAGAGTTGACCAAACGCATACCTGTAGTAATCACAGTCTGTCTTCTTACTGAGCTTGGCAGCCTCTGTACAGCGGGTATGTGAGAAGAAGGAACTGCCTGTCATGACAAAGGCATAGTCTTCAGTGGGTGGAAACTCTTGGTACATCAGGGCTTCATCCTTGATACCTTCGTGCATCTTCCACCGCCACCAAGCCATTTGACGAGAATTGATTTCAAAGCCGTACATCTTCTTAATGTCTTTGTGCCATTCTTTCTCTTCACCAGTGAGCTTGCCGTCCCAGTACACCTTGTAGATGTTGGAGTCGGCAGGTACTTGGTAATACTCGTTACGCCACCAGCCGCAGAAGATTGCACGTTGTGTCTTTGCTCGCTTGGCAACTTTGTACATGTCGTGGAACATGTTGAAGCCCTG